GGCCATTTTTTATTTTGTGACCGATAACGACTTGAAGCTTCAAATCATTAGGGTAACTTCCTACTGGAATATTATCTTCATTGGGACATTTGACAAAGAACTCTTTATCTTTTTTAGCTTTAGGTTTATATTCTGGCGGCTGTGGTATATCTGGTTGCTTTTGTTCTGGTTGTTTTACTGGGTCTGTAGGGATAAATTTATCAGGGTTATATTGAAGAGCCTCAAAAGTTGGATAACTTACTACAGGATAATCAAGCTTTGGTTTGTCAATAATGTCTAAAGTTGTCGGATATTGTTCCCATGTTCTTGTTTTTGGAATAAAAATTTCTTTTATCTTTATCTGTGGTATTTCAATTTTGGGGATTTCCAAGTTTGTTCACCTTTGGTGGTTCTGGTAGCTGTACAGATGGCCCTGTGAAATCTGGTATCTTTTCTCCCATAACATCTGGTAGTTTATCCTCCAGACTTCCCATGATCTTGTTTTTCAAAGTCCTCTCAAACTCAGGACTTCCCATATAACGAATGGCAACGTAGCCAAAAGCTGCCATTGACACAGAAAGTAAAAGCGACAACAATGAAGCTATCTGACAAATACGAGCAAACATGGTTAAAGAAGCAATTTTAAGAGCAATAAGTCATGGTTTAATTATATCAATGCTTATAATTATTCCAACTATAGCTCCTTTATATTTAATTACGTCTTATATGACTACCAAGGTACACCAGAAGCAGTAGTTGGTGTTAATACTTCATTTACTTCAGCTTCAAGTCTTGTTTCGATAGTTGCAACTTCATCACCAAGTGCAGTTTTAACCCAACCTAAAACAGTTGCAGCATCTAATTTCGTATAATCTATAAAATCACTTGGTAAAGACTCAGGTTTTGTAAAAGTTACTTCTCCTGTTATTCTTGCTTTTTCTTCAGAGTCAGATAAGCCTTTAATTCTATAAATAACTTTGGTAACAAAACCATCTGAAACATTACGTTCCATTGTATTTATTTCCCAAGTTTTAGTAATTGCCATGACTTTTTAAAAACCTTTATTTAGATTCTACTTTACTATCAGCATTAATCAATTTTTCTAACTTTTCAATACCACCTTGATCTTTAATGATCTGTCCTACAATTAAATTTCTATCTTGCTGAAGTTTATTTATTTTTTGTTGAGCTTCATTTTTAATTTTTTCAATATCTTTGTCTAAAATTTCTATTTTTTTTGTATTAAATTCAATAGATTCTTTTGTTTCTTGAATTAGATCTTCTGGAGTCATAATTAAAAATAATGTTTTCCTATTATACTAAGCAGCTTCTAAGGTTTCAACTTTTGTTATAAGTTCTTGTACAGCAGCTACAAGTAAAGGTATAAGTCGAGAGTGATCTATTCCCTGATATACAGGCTTATTATCAGAATCAACTTCATCTTTAGTTCCTGTTATTGCTTCTGGAACTGCTGTCACTTCATGTGCAAAAAAACCATCTACTGTTTTATCAGGTTCAATTTTAAAGTTAAATCTATAAGGTTTGAGTGTTTTCAATCTTGTAATACCATCAGATATTGCCACAGCATTTTCCTTTAATCTGTAGTCGGAAGTTGTATTATATATTGTTCCAGAACCAGATGTTCTTATCAAACCTATTCTATTCATAGAACCATCTGTTCCACGATTAAATTCGAGAAAATCGTGATCAGTTGTTCCAACATGAGAATACTGACAATTTCCATTTGCTGATACTACTATTCCTGATTGAGAGGCTGAAGAATTTGTAGTTTTACTAAGTAAAATTTGCTTATTATCTAAAAGTCTTAAAACTTCTCCCTGAGTTCCACTGCTTAAAGTAGAAAACTTCATCAATGAATTATTAGTTGTAAATTGGTCTACCTCAATTTTTCCTAAATCTAAATTTGAAGCTCCTCTAAATTCCAATGTAGGTGTATTACCAGTGCTTTCAACAGTCACACCTAAACTATTTGTGAAAAATTTTTGACTGTTATCGAAATATAGGGATACAGCATCATTCGGCTTAATAAGCACTCCAACTTCTGATGAAGTTGCATTAATAAATAAATTACCAGTTGTGTTAGTTATATTAGTATTACTAGTACCGCCGTTATGAAAAATTTGTAGATCAGCACTTGCACCAATTTTTAATTTTTGATTGTCTACTGGTAAAGAAATATCTCCACCATCATTAATTCTTAGATAAGTTGTGAAGTTTGTATTTGATCCATTATCTGCACTTTGTTGAAAACCTAAGTCACCACCTGTATCATTACCAACAATCCTGTGATGATGTGTACCTGATTTTTCAAAATTTAAAACAGATTCACCAATAGAAAATTGATTGTTAACTCTAAATCCCGTACTTAAAGTTTCTGCTACTTTTGTATTATCAAAATAGAGTTCAACAAGATCATCTTGACAATTTACTTGGGTATGACCTTCTGGATAGTTTCTTAATCGCAATCCACTAGCTTGTATCAATAACTGACCAGTTCCAGTATCAGTTATGAAGGAATTATCATTATTATGTTTAATTTCTAAATCACCATCTGCTCCAAATTTAGCACTTGCACTATCAGCAAACTCAAGAGCATTATCTGATTTATCAAAAACTATATTTGCACTTGCTCCTGTAAAAGTAACATCTTCATTAAAATTACTTGCAGCATCTACATCAATACCACCAGCTAAAGTAAATAGATTGATCCATGCGTTATTTGATGAGTTTCTTATCTTAAAAATATTTGCTGTAGTATCTGCCCACCATTGATAAGCAACTGTTGTTGATGGACTTGAAGAGTTTGAGTTATTTGATTGTATTGCAGCAAGGGCATTATTTAAGTCTGTTCTAAAGCTGGCCCCAGATTGGTTTGCTAATGAGTAGTCATGTGTAGGCATTTCTTAGTTATACCAATGGATTTGAAGATTTTTTAATTATATTTTTTAAAGTAAATTACAGGTAAAAAGTAATAACAATAAAAAATAAACTAATATTTAAATTTATTCTACCCACTTTTTTGATATTTACCAAATCAACCAGCATTTCTTAACCACCTTTACCAAACCCAATAGCTGTATATCTAAAATTAAGATTTTTAAAGTTGTTACTGGAATCTCTTACCTCTATAACAAACTGAGTTCCTGTGATAGATGTAATTTTAAAATAATCACCAGAAACAGCACCTTCAAGAGTTATTCCTACAGTTGGCAAAAATGCAGTTGTTGAACCACCTAAAGATCCAGTACCTGTGAAAAAGGGTGAACCGAAAACTACTGTCTTAGCTGAAGTTCCAGAGGCTATTGAAGTATTAACAGTTTCTGTTCTACGTTTTACGCTTGCTTCATAACCAAGTTCAGTAACATTAATATTTTGTGCAGGGTCATTTGATTCAAGTTCAGTCTTAAATTTAAAGCCTCTGGCTGTGTATTCACCATTTGCAAAAGTATTAAATTGCGTGAAGTTTGCTCCGTAAGTACATGAAGTTCCACTTGATATTGTTGCACTAGCACTTGCAGTCACTGTAAAAGTGTTTGCATTTGGTACTGTTTGAATCTCATAGTTGCCATCTGTAGCAGAACCAGCAGTAAAATCAATAACAACAAAATCTCCTACAGCATATCCATGATCGGTTTTCGTGATAGTTATAGTTGTACCGCTTTGTTCGTAAGTGGCTGAAACTGAGGTAGCTGGGTCGATATTTGTTGTTGCAACTAAAAGTTTTGCGTTAACATCATCTGCTTGTGTTCCGTCAAATTCAGTCCATGTGTCAATCAGGGCAGTTCTGGAATCAATAAGATCATTAACAAAAAGACCAGATGTCACAAAACGTCTTTTGAGCATAAGATTAAATATTGCTCCCATATCAACCTTGTTTTGAAACTCATAAGAACCGCTTGAGTTAATTGGGCCAGCAAAATCAATATTGGATAAATCATCAATATTTTGTGTTATTGAATCCCAAAGCAAAGTGCCGTCTAATAAAAGTCCATCAAAAGTTGGATCATAGAAAGTATTTGTTTTTTCCCCTTGAAATGGTGGTGAGTCAGTGTCCTCTCTTTCTGTAAGTACTATTTGATTAGGTTGTGGATCTGGTGCTGTAACTATTATTCTTGCTGCATTATTTGACCTGTTTCCAGTATCGTCAATAAACTTGATACTGTAAGTCCCTGTAAGTGCTGGGACAAGTGTTTCTGTAATATTTCCAGCAAGTTTGGGGATTATTTCTGTAGAGTTTTGAAATGTTGCAACTGCTGGGTCTACAGATGGTGTATGCCTCACTGACACTGTACCTCCATGCAAAACGTCAACAGAGGTAGAGGGGTTAAAACGTAGTCGTACAAACTGATCTGAAACAGGTTCAAGAGTTAACCCACTAGGATCTTCAGGTAAAGCTGTTTTTCCTACAGTTGTGAATGTAGTTGTTGATGGTGTGGTACTTGGCTTTCCTAAAGCGTTATAACTAAATACTCTTACTTCATAGGTTCCTAGTTGAGTTTCAAATATTGTAAAGTCTGGTCTTTTTACTCTTTCAGAAATGAAATTTTCATTTTTGAACCTATATTGAACCATGTACTCTGTAACTCCAGAAACAGGCTGCCATTGAATAAATAATTTAGAAACAGCACGATTATTTAAAACAACAATTTGCTCTGATCCTTGCAAGTTGCTAGGTGAAGGTTTTAATGCACTTAGAGTAGTAAATGTTTTGGTTTGTAAAGATGATCCATCTTCAACGCTTGCATATTTAGAGGGATTATGAGCAACAGCTTGAATTTCATATTCAAGTTGATTTACTTCTTTTACTGAAAAAACTCTAAAAGTTTGAAGCGATAAAGATGTATTTTCAATTACCCAAACAGAGTTTGCTTGAGGGACAGAGGAAAATGCAGAAGATACTGTGATAGTTGTACCAGATATAGAACTGATTGATTTTGTTTCGAGAGTGCCGTCTGACAATATGACAGATAGTGTTGCTGAATCAGAGGTTACTAAATCAGTATTATTAGAATCATCTACTACTATCTGTGTTGTTGAAACTCCTGTTTTTATTCTTCCACCTCTTCTAACCCCTGCCCTCATAGGGTCTTGTACAGATATTATTGTTCCAACTCTTACTATTGTCCCTGACTCTATAGATGTTTTGAATGAACAGATTTCAGATTCATTAGATTGTGTAAACAAAAACCATTTCCCAAGTCTGGCAGCTTGTCCTCTCGAAGTTGTAGCAAATCCTTTCAAGTTGCGAACAACTACCCCATATTTAGCTTGCAATGCAGTGTCCTCAACAGTCTCATAATCTATTTGCTGCGATTCATTATCAAAATATCCAACGTTTACAACTGTTGCTTTTGTTGATTTACTAGCGTTTGAATATGAAAATCCTTCTGCTGTTACATTGCTAAGATTGTAGATATAGCTTGGATCCGTGGGTCGATCTTGAGAAATATTTATCACTCCAGCACTATAAAATGGCATCACTCTCATTACAGAGCAAAGATCGTTTATCAATGAGTATGCGTCACGCTGAGTATTCAAAACTACGTTTGTTGAAAACCTTGCCTCAGTATTTCCAGTTCCTGTCATATCATCTACTTGCTCTGAACAATAGACAGATGCCGAATAAAAGCTAAAAACATCTAATTGTGATGTATCAATATGATCTCCAAAACCCTTTGATGTGGTTAACAAATCATACAAAACCCATGCAGGGTCATTTGAATATTCTTTGTCGGTCTTAAATGTTCCATTAAATGTTCCAGAATAAGAAATTGACCCATCAGCCCTAACAGTACCATTGTGAGGAATTTTGATAAGAGTTCCTCTGACTCTATACATTCTTGAAGGAACACTAGGAAAGGTTTCAGCATCAAAGCGTAATGCGGCATGAGCCGAATTTGCGTAAGATCTTGATTCATTTATGATTTCTGTAAAAGATGACCATTGAAAAGAATCATTTAAAAAAGAATCTGTACTGTCATCAGTTGTTCTATTTACTCTGATAGTTACAGGAAAGCTAGTGCCAGATGGAAGGTTTATTTTATAATCTCTAAAATATGTACTTGCTGCCCTACCTTTAACAGTGTCTGTGATAACTGTTTGAGTCGTGCCATCATTTTCTATAGTCTGAATCGTAAGAGCTACTTCTGCACCATTGATGTCTCCATTATCTTCAAATTTTTGTAATTGAGGAAATGCAATAGTAACTCTAACAGCATCAATATTTGAATCTGTGATTGATCTAGAAACTGGACTATCTTTTGTAACTGTTACACCTACAGCATTTTCTGATTCACTCGCAGATATGCCTTGTATAGCTGTCTGGTTTGATGTTCCAAATCTAGGCTCAAAAGTCACATTCTGAAAGTTAAAATCTGTGTCATCTGGACTTGTGCCAGCAGATTGTTGTAATACTTGAGTTCCGTTAAGAAATACGTCTTTGAGACTACTTATATCATATTCAGTCGTTCCTTGAGATCCAGTAGCAGAGGGAAATCCTGATATGACTCCTTCTGCAATAAGGTCAATCAGCGTTTGAAACTGTTTTGAAGCTAATGAGTCTGCTGGTAAATCGGGATTTGTAATACCAAATACACCAGCATTTGCGTCAACTACAGCTTTTATAATTCCAGATCCAAACATTATGTTGCTGTCCCCTCCACTTGAACTGTATCAATACCAGAGCTAATTACAATAGATCCAGTAAACACCTCTCCATAGATTATTGGTACTGGAACACCAGCCCTTGTAGTATTAGTGATTGAATTAAAACCGAAGTTGGCCTGTACGTTTGGGTCATTTTCTGATAAAGAGTCAGCAGCATTAAAGTTTGGCACTTTTGGAGTTGGGGCAATAATACTTGTAACACCATCAATAAGCATTGAAGTACCTACAGCAGTTAATCCACTAGCAACAACACCACCTATAGCAGTTGCAAAAAATCCACTTGTAGCAGCAGCAGCAGCAGAGCCACCAAAAACACCTAAAGCTCCAAGTGCAATCGAAACACTACCAACCGCAATGGGAATTATTTTTATATCGCCTTCACCTTGTACTTCTAGCATTTCCTCTGTAATTTCAAGATCACCCATTTTTATTTTATAAAGTTGATTTGTCATATGATTTTCTACTTCTGGAAAGTTTGCGATTAAAAAAGCAAAAGCCTGTCTAGGATTATTAACAGCAACCTCAAAATGTGATTGACCTAAAAATTGTCTAAGCCTTCCATAAACTGTAAGTTTTCTAAGCTGCATATCTAAAAACTTTTTTTGTGGCTTGTATATATCTTAAATCATATATCTCTCTACAACTCAACTGTTTTATCATGTGATGAAAAATAGTTTGATTTCCTATATACAAAGCAGCGTGTGAAAGTTTTTGGTTTTCATCTTCCATCAATAAAACATCACCAACTTCTATATCATCTATATTTTTAAGTTCCTTAAAACCTAATTTTGGCAAAGTTGACTCAAATAAAGGATTTTCTCTAAATTCTTTTATTGTATTAGGTCTTTTTGTGTAGGGAATTGATATGTTTTTATTTTCTTTGAACCAATCAGTTATTAAAGTCCAACAATCATGTTTACCCCAAATCCATGTTCTACCAAAAAGACCAGACTTATATCCATTTGGTTTGAATGTGTACCAATCTTTGTGGTCAATACTATAAATATAAAAAGGTAAACCCAAATACTCACAAGATGCCTTGTCTGCTTCAGATGGAAGGGCAGACCCATAAGGGTGGGAGTGAACTATACCAATAAGCTCTCCTTGATCTTCACACTCTGCCCAAGAATCAGGACACATAACAAAATATTCGTCAGGTGCTTCTGATAAGTTCTCACAAGGCCAGAAAGTTTCTTTGCCTTTGATGATAGCTAACAAGCCACAAGCCTCTTTAGGTAAGCACTCAACAGCATATTCAGCAGCTTTATCTTTCCAAGTCATGTAAAAGTACCAACTGAAGGAAAATCCTTTCTTGTAACTTGTCTTTTTGGCGCACGTATATTCTCTAAATCTAAAGCAGAGACACATTCAAACTGCACTAGTTCTCTATTTTCTACAATTTTCTTATCAATGAAATAAATCTCTTGTGGTAGCTCTGTAGTGCTTGATGGTGTGCCAAATGGATTTTGATTTGATGGAAAGTTTGCAGCGTCTAAAAACTGTGCCATTGTCCTATGACGAATTAATTTTGCACCCTGTAAATCGTTGAAAGGTGTTGTTGCATTTACAGTTGCCATCAATGCCGTAATAGTTCCTAAAACATTAGAAGCTGTGAGTGTTGGTCTTGGCAGAGTTCCTCTACCTACATATTCAAAACCCTCTGTGATTACAGGGAATCTTGTGTATGTATTTCCCTGCCAAATAATATTTGAATTGCTGTTCATTCCAACACCAGAATGAAACCTAGTAACATTTGTTGATCCATGCAAAGCAGAAACTAAAGTAATTGAATAAAGTTCAATAATTGATTTATTTGATAAAGATTGAAGTTCTGCTGTAGGTATTGCCATCAGGGTTCAAATACTTCTCTAAAGGTACAGTTTAAAGTTGCTCTGTTGTTGTATGGAATTGTTTTAGTCCAAGATTGACAAACATATTGACCAGCACCAGACAAAGTTACAGAAACATTGCCGCTATTTGTACCTGAAGAGGCTGCTGTGACAGTAAAAGTGTTTACTGTTGGAGTTGTAACGATAGCAAAATCACCATCTGTTGCAGATCCAGATGTGTAATCAATAGTTACAACATCACCGATAGCAAGACCATGATTAGAAATTGTTATTGTGACAGTGGTGCCTGATTGTGAATAAGTCCCTGTCTGTGTGCTTCCTTCTGCTGGTGGGGTGAATGTAAAGCTTGCCTGATCGTTTACTCTACTTCTTAAAAAACCTTCTATTACATCAGCTTCAGTTTCAGATACATTGAAAGTCAAATCATATACTTTAGGATCTTGAGTTAAAGGTAAGCCAAACAATGCCCTAAACTCATATCCATCACCAAAAGAAGTTGTCCTTATCTTTGGTCTGCTTGTTTTTCTCATTCCGTAGGTCGGACTGATTGAGGGAAAAGTTGCCATTTATCTAGTTAATAAACCTCCAGCACGTTTCTCTTTAATTAATTGAGCCTGTACAGCAGCCCCAATAACTTGACCAAGTGCATTTGCATCAGCAGAGTCACCAGAAACAGATGAACCAGAGGCATCTACATTGACAGTAACAATATTAGTTGTCCCACCGCCACCAATTTTATTATTTGGAATGATTGTTCCAGCAGAACGAGGAACAAAAATCTCAGGACCTTTTTCCCCAACGATTGAAGCTCTCCCAACTGGTGGTCTGCCTCCATTCGCAAAACCAAGAGTTGGACTTAAACTACTTGTAAATTTAAAAGCATTTGGACCACCTAAAAATGGATTGCTTTTTTTTCCTCCACCAAATATTCCACTAAGAGCATTTCCGAAGAAATTACCAATTCCAGAAACAGCACGTTGCATTGCAACTTCAACAAGTTTTCTTTTTAAGTTATTTAAAACACCCGTTGCAGCTTCAGCTAAAGTTTTAGTTCCCATAACCGCATCAGTTAGTCCAGAAACAATCCCATCTTCAATTCCTTGACCAATCTCCATAAATTTATCTTTTAGTCCATCGGTTTGATTTATAGCTTCATCAAGAATGAAAAGTGATGTATCTAAGGTTTGATTAAAAGCAGTTGCAGCATTATTTGTTTCTATTATTTTTTCTGTTTTTTCTGTTTGTTTTTGATTAATTTCTTCTAAAATAGGAACTTCCTCAAAGGATTTTTGTCTTAATTTTTCTCTTTCAATATTTGCTTTTTTTAAAAGTTTAAATTGCTCTCTGAAAAACTTATTTTCTTCTTTACTTGCAAATATACTTTCACCTTTAAAATTAGTTCCAAATTTAGTTGCTGTCAATCTTGCAGCGTCTCTTTGTGCATCTTGCTCTGCTTTTGCAACGTTTCCCAATCCAACATCACCAATATCTCCAAACCTACTGAATATTTTTTCAATTGCCACCACACCTTTTGTTGCTAAATCTAAAGCTCCTTTAATTGCTGGAGAAAGTATTTCTCCGATGGTTCTTGCCAAACTTTCTGTTGAATCTATCAAAGTGGATAATTTTCCATTCAGCGTTGTTGCTTGTGAAGAAGCACCTTCAAAAAAGGCACCACCTTCATTAGTTAAATTTATTAGTGCTTGATTTACAAGATCAGCTCCAATTTTTCCTTGTCTTTGAGCTTTTTCAAAAGCCTCGCCTTGTAAGCCTGTTATGTTTTTAAGTTCAGTTGTTATATCAACTCCTCTTTCTAATAACTGTAAATTTTCTTCCTGTTGTAATTTTCCTTTTGCTCTTATCTGACCAAAGGCTGTTGCAATACCTTGTAAATCTGCTCCAGTAGCACCTGCAACGTCAGCAAGCCTTTTTGTGGTGTCTACTAATTCATTAGTTTCAAAACCAAAAGCCTTTAATCGTTTTGTTTGTTCAATTAGTTCACTACTTTTAAATGGTGTGACAGCACCGAAGTCTTGTAATTCTTTTATTATTTGATTTGTTTTAGTTAGAGAGCCAGTAAGAACCTCTAAACTTTTTCTTTGAGTTTCAATATCTGCAGCATTAATAAAAACAAATCTTGTAGCTCCAATAACAGCTAATATTTTTAATAAAGGACCAAGTGATCTATTAAGAGTTCTGAATCCACCTGCAGCTGCTCTTGCGGATCTTCCTGAGTCTCTTATCGCTCTGTTTGATTTATTTAATCTATTTTTTAATTTATCTGTATTTTTGCTTAAATTTTTTGTAGCATCATTTACTCTTCTTAATGGATTGATGGCATTTTGAGCATCAACTATTAATCTGACTGTTGATTGTGCCACAAATACAAATAACCTTTATTATATATTACCTTGTTTTGTTCTTTTGACGATTCAATTCTTGTTTTTCCCTATCATTTTTAATTTCATAATATGCAGCCCAATATATAAGCTCTTCTTCTGTCATTGACCTCCTTAATTCTTTAACAGATTTTCCTAATTCTGATGCGAGAAAAAACTCAAAGTTTAACCAGTTATCTCGCTTGATTCGTTTTTTGCTGTATCTAAGTCAACTTGAATATCCATCATAAATAATTCAAGATCATTCAAAACTGTTTCAGGTAAAAATCTCTGTAAATTTTCAGCATCAGCAGAATGAAATGCTTTTGAACCATCTTCATTTTCTGCAATTTGGCATAAAAGTTTTGTAGAAATTGTCAAAGCATCATCAGTTCCAGCGGCAACTTGAGCTTTTTTTCTATCAAATCTTGTTAAAGGTGGAAAATATATTTCTTTTAATAAATCACCATTTGGCTTTTTTAGTTCATATTTTCTTCTTGCAGTCATTACATCACTGAAAGCCTCAGTGATTAAATCAACGGTTCTTTTTGTTGCCATGTTATGTGGGGTTAGTTGTTAGAAATTTACTAGATGTCTGAAGTAATTGCACCAGTTGAAATAAAGGAAATGTTTATTTCTTGAATTTCCCCAATTGTTGCTCCATATTCAGCACCTGTAATTATCCCAGAAAAACCAAATTTTTTAGCACTTGCTGAACTATCTGGGAACAGCTCGAACAAAGCATCACCAGCATCACCAGTTGTCAAAATATCTTCAACAAATGCTAAGTAATCAGAGTTACCAGCATTGTCATAAATGAGAGTTGCTGAACCTTCACCAGAGATAAGACCGCCAACAAAAGTTTTTGAGGTATCACCTTGAACTGTGGTTTCTTGGGTATCTTTAGTAATTGATAAAGACCAATTTCTTAAACCTGATATATCAGCTTCTGTTCCAGCAGCGTTATGGAACATTATTTTACCGACATCACCTTTTACAGCAGCCATAACAAAAAAAAGAAAGATTTATAAATATATTAACCCTTTTCAGACTTTTTTACATCTTTTTTAGGATTTTGTTGATTCTCCATATATCTTTTACAGTTAGGATCCCACATTCTTGAATCTCTAACACCTTTGACAGCTTCGATTGCGTCAAGCATTTCTTCAGTAATTTCAAGTTTTGGCATGATTAAAGATCCTCATATATCTCAAAGGTTATTCTTATTTGAGTTTGAAACTTACCTTCAGGGCTAGATGCTAAAACTTCTGGGCCGATAGGAGAATCAAAAATAACATTTGAAACTGTAATATTATTGTAAAGGTCACGCAGCCGTTTGCCAATCGTCAAGTTTGAGCCAGCCCCGATACCCTCTTCAGTAAAAATATTTAATAACATCAAACCAACGACTCTATTTGTTGAATTGGCTGAGCCACCCATCGTTAAATAATTTCCAGTTCCAAAACTTGTTAAACACTGAACAAAAGTGTCCTCAGTCGTTGAATCAAAAGCCATGTTATTAAATACAACAGGAATCGCAGGGCTTGATGCTAACTCTGTTGCAAGTCTGCCTTCAATGGTTGATCTAACAGTGTTTAAGTCAATTGCAGCCATTATGCACTCCTAAAACGATCTGAAATATATTGTTCTAATTGTTTTGCTATAAGCTCAGGATAACCTTTAATTGTTCCTTGATTTGTCCTATATCTACCACCCCAACTGTCTGGTAAATTAGTTCCATAAGCAACAGGCTCTGCATATTCAACATCTGTAAAAACGACTCCTTGAAAAGGTTTGATTTCAGTTTGCCAGCTTCTAAATAAATTACCGGTTGTTTTATAATTTACATCTGGAGGTTGGATGTTTGGCGTTGCTTTTTTAATTAATTCAGTCCCTCGTAAAGTGGCATCTCTAACAGTTTTTATAACTTTATCCTCAAAGTGATCACCGATTCCCGACAGCCTAATTTCTCTAGCCATAACTACCTCAATACAAGATCAAAACTAACTGGAGTGTTATTTTGCTCATTTATCGTCACTTGAATAATTTTAAACTCAACGCTGCTTATAACAACTCGGTCTTTAGTTGTTGGCACGAATGTAAGATCGCCAGCCGAAATTGTTAGAATCTTATCTTGAGACTCAATGAGATCGTTAACTTCTGATCTTGAAACATTACTTAAAACGCCCTTAATAGTTGTATCGGAAGTCGACTCGGTTATTGCACCAGTTGTAGTGTTATAAGTGCCAGCAGTAACCTGTCGAATTGTTACATCTCCTCCAAGTTTGCTCAGAGTTTTTGATGCAGCTTTTTTAAGAGCGTTTGCAAGACTCATAATGAATATGCAATAACAGTTCCACTGTCAAGTTTGACGCTTGTTATCACACCACAAATTTCAGCAGTTGATTTGAATTGCAAGGAAGTAAGATCTCCTGTGATATTCTCTGCAGCTAAAGTGTTAATAACAGAATCCTGTAATGCAACAACTTTACCAAACCTTCCAGTGTGGGCTGCTGTATCATTGATAATTTTTGCTGCTGGATATTCGTATCCGTAACCCATTTTCATGACCTCTTGATTTGTAAGTTTGCTCTTCCTCCTATTCTAATGCCCATCAAAT